ATACCCTTATCATTCATACCAGTGTAGAAGTTAATTCCACCTTCTTTCTTAGTTGATTGTGCTAAGAGTTCTTCATCTGATGTGATTGCTCTATCTTGTCTATCTGGAAGCGCGGTTGAGTAGTTACCAGGACCAAATCCAACATATTCAAATGTATGACCAGATGCGCGAATAATAGAGTGTCTACGAAGTTCAATTGGATTGATGCGAATCTTTCTAACCAGAGTATTCGCAGCATGTGTTGTTCTCTTAGAACCAAGAACACCACGGAAGACTGTGATTGGATTTGATCCAGTTGTTGTGGTCTTGATTCTAACAATTTCATCATCAATCATTAAGTAATCACCAATGATGAGGTTAAGATTACCAATACCAGTTATGCTGATGTTTTCATCGGTTGCATTGCTAATAGAAGCAGAAAGAGTAGTGGTAATTCCAGCATAAGTTGGAATCATTCTACCATTCAGATTTTCATTATCTACAGTAACAATACCATCATTAGATGTTAAACCTTCACGATATGCATAAAGTGTTCCAGTTGCACTTGGCGCAGATGTTCCAACTCCAATATTAACAGAGAATGAATATGATGGAGTTGCAAGATTATCAAGAATTTCGGTAACAACAAAGTCACCATTATATTGTGCTTGATTTGCTCCAGTAAATCTTACCTTCTGATCAACACTCAATCCATGACTATTGTTGGAAGTTACTGTTGCGATGCCAGAAGTATAGTCATAAGAAAGTGAACTAATTCTGATTGATTCGCCAGTTAAGTATTGATGTGCATTTGATGTTAAGGTAATGCCAATTCCAGTAGTTGAATATCCACTAATAGTATTAGAAGAAACAACAGAGAATTCTTTATCACTTCTGATGCCTGTGATTCTATAGAGGTCGTTATATCCTGCAAATGAAGCAGAAGAAACACCAATAACTCTGATAGAATCGCCTACATTATTATAGATTGCATCAACACGTACAACTGCTTGTGAATATCCAGTAGTGGTTCCAACACCAACAACTGCCATTGTGTTACCAATACCATATGCACTACCACCATCCATGATTCTCAAGGAGGTGATTGTACCACTTGCATTAAAGGTAATTTTTGCAGTTGCGTTCTTACCAGTTGTAGAAGATCCGATAGAAACTAATTTTGCATTGTAAAGGCTACCTGAAGTACCAGAACCATATCCAGCACCACCATCTACAATACTCAGTTTAGTCAGTTTATTCAGACCATGATCAATTGTAGTATAAATTGTATGCGCTGTTCCTGTCGTAGAAATAATATCGGTGATTCCAACTCCAACATTATTATCACGAAGCATCATGTTTGCAGTTTCTTTTGTGATGCTATGCTGAGGATCATCAACAACAACATCACCGATCAGATCAGATGAAGCAAAACATCTGGTCTCATCTGGGTCAGATACTGGAGTATCTCTATTAGTTTGTGGGAAAAGATTCTTAACTGGTTGTGAGAACTTTTCGTTTGTAAATGGTGCAACAGTTGGTGAGTTTGATGCGTTGGCAAGAGTCAGATAGTAAATACCATCTTGTTCGCCAGCAATATACTTTTGCGACTCAGAGATTCTGTAAACATAATATGATTTTTCATATTTCTTTCTTCTGAAGTAAGGAAGAGAAATATTTCTTATTGATGTATCATTTGTGAACGTTCCTGGATTAGTAGAAAGACCAACAGAGAATTGTTTTGCACTACCAATTCCAGTAACAGTAAGAGTTCTATTAAATCCAGAGTCGCTTGCACCAGATGTATTCAATGTACTCTTGACATTGACAATTTCAACTTTAGATCCAACAGAGAGGTTGTGAGGAAGTTCTGTTGTAATTGTTGCAGTGCTGCTGCTCCAAGTTGCATCCGCAATAAATCTAAAGTTTCTCTGCTCGTTTACATTGCCAAGCGAACCACTTCCAAAATATGTTTGAATTTCTCCTGAAGTAGAACCAATAGAAGTATTGGATTCTTGGACAATAAATCCATCAGTTGGTGGTCTTGCAACTGTTGAAGAAGATGAAGGAATAACATATCTTACACGATATAATGTATCTAATGTGCTTCTAGCATCTTTCTTTCTTTTGATGAAAGTTCTTGGTGTCGAAACACCAAAAGCAGTAGATCCAAGACCAACAACTGTAGAGTAAATGGAATTTTCAGTCGCTGCTGCAGCAACATTAATATACCATTGAGAATTTGTAACGTCATATTGAATTGGGTGACCAATATCACCAGAATTCTTATCAGAAACTTTACTGACAACCGTCAGTACGCCACCCTTTTCATTAATAATCAGGTTATTGCCATTAATTGCATCATTAAGAGTTTTTGCAAGTTTGATATTAACGTTTGTTGTTAATCCACTCAGAGCGTTATCATTTGTGATTGCATAATATACAGTATTTGGTTTCAGTCCATCAGGTATTTGTCCAGTGCTACCGTAAACACGAATTGACTCTCCATTTGCAAAGGAATGTGCCTGAGTCAGTGTAATAACATTATCAGCACCACCTTGACTATATCTACCAATACTGTTGATACCTGCAATACTTCTCTTTACAGTAAATGACTTCTCTGCGCTGGATTGTGATCCAGGCATCACAATACGAGAACTGTATTCTGTTACAGAACCAGCAGAAGAAACAAGAACTTTTAAGTTATCATTTGCTCTTGCACCAACACGATATCCCTCAATAACATTTTCTGGGGAAACATCAGCGTTAGTTTGTCCATAAAGATAAAGATGTGCGGTTGATGCAACACCTACAGTTTTATTAACATCAATTGCATCAAATTCAATTGCAGTTTCAGTTAAAGGAACTTCTTTTGGTGGAATAATATGAGTTAAGTATCCAACATCATCCTGAGTAAATGCAGTATCTCTGAAACCATCAGATACTAATGCTTTTGCACCAAAGTTTGAGTTAGAGTTGGTCAGTGAAATATCACCACCATTTTCTGTTGCAAAATGCTCAGCAAATCCAATCGCAAAAACAGAAACTGCCTGAACAAATGAATTATTTGTTACCTTAATGTGGAAGTTTCTATAACTTGGTTTGAATTTTGCTCTGGAATTATTACTAATTGTTTTATTTCCAGAAGTGGTATTATCATCATAATTTCCAGTTGGTGGAGAGTCTTGGTTAAAGACAACAAATGCATTATCGTCCTTTTGCAGTCCAATACCAGTGAACTGAGCAATAACCATTGACTTGAATCCAGTTGCTTTGGATCCATCAGCAAGAACACCACACATTCCATAAACAGAACGCAGTGAAAGGTTGAAGATGTATGGTGATGCAGAAGTTACAGTGTCAGATTGCAATGAAAGTTTTGCGCCAGTTACAGCAGGAAGTGCATTTGCTGGTGCATTTTGAACCTGATACTTAATTTGTGTTGAATTTACCTTCTCATCAACAACAAATTGTCCATCATATCCAGATGCAGTAATTCCTTGAATACGGAAAGGAGTGTCAACATCAAGTCCAATAACTTCAGCAGTTGTTGTAACAGTGATACTTGTAGTTGGAGTTACACCATCTCCTGCTTTGATGCTGCTGATTCCTACTGTTTGTCCTGTAGAACCAACGATACGATATTCATCAATCTTAGGTTGAATATCAAGTCCAGATGATGGATAGTCTGGTTCAATAGGACGACCAGATGACTGTCCATAAACAAGACCAACCTTTTCATAGTACATATCCAGGTCAGTTCTGGTTGTACTATATGTTAAGAAATCATCATTGATATTAACACCATTTGCACCATCTGCATATTCAAAACATGACAGTTTGTGGTGAGAGAAGTTAGGTACAAAAGTATTATTTGTGTAATCCTTATAAACAACTCCGTTTGGATCAGCATCAAACAGAGAGAACTGCCAGAGGTAACAAGCACCAGTTACACGGAAAATAGCAGATCTTTCAATATTAGCATTTTCTGGATTTGGAACGTACTTTGGACGAATTTTTGTCTTTCTTAAGTCTAAACCAACAAGAGAAGTTCCTCTAGGAAGAATTACACCACCATGAATACTATTGAGTTTATAAAGTTCGTTATCTGGTGAAGACAAATCAAAATTAGTTGTTAAATCATATGGAGGAAGGTCATTAGAGGTAGACCCATTCCTCAATCTATAATTATTTGCACCATCTGGGATAAATCCAGGTCTGTTATCAACAACGTGATCTCCAGGATAAAGGAGAATTGTTGTTTTACCAAATCTATCGTTATCTAATCCTCTTTGATATGAAAATCTTGCTGATTCAATTAAAGCACGTTGAATCGTCTTAAATGGACGAGTTAATGAATTACCCTGATTTTCGATACTATCAGTAGCATCCAAACTGTTGGGATCAACATAAAGGATAGTGCCACGCGAAGACTTCAGAAAATTATCTAATCTGGAAAGACCCATCTTATTAGTACTTATAGTTCCGTTATGGATTATTTATCCATAAAAAAACCTCCTAAAAGGAGGTTAGAAAAGCACATTGTGCCACTATTCACACGGAAGGAATTTACATTATATTACGCCTTTTTATTATTGTCAAGTATGTATTCTACAGTGTTTGCAATGTCATTCATAGCAACACGAAGCATAGGTTGTTGACCTGCATGTTGATCACCTTTGGTAGTTCCATTAGCATTTTCTTCGCAGAGAGTCCATCTCCACTGATTCATACTTTTAGAATACCATAAATTAATTTTCATTCTTACTATATTCTAACTTAATCCAATTAATCAAAGCATTCAATTCCATCTTATCAGATTCATTTTTTACAAATGAAGAATAATATTCTAATGCCTTGATAGAAAGTTCTCTATCTTTTTGTGATAGTAATGACATTTTGGAGTTATAGAACTCAGAGCCACAAGTCGGACTTGAACCGACGACCTACGGTTTACAAAACCGTTGCTCTATCCAGCTGAGCTATAGTGGCATTAATCAACAGGTAGCATTTCTGGATTTTCCAGATCTAATTCATACATTAAAGGATGACACTCCTCTAACATAAGATAATAAGATGCTTGGTATAGATCTTCTGGTTCAAATCTTCTTTCGCCATCAGCGATTTCAATCAAACTCAGATCAAATAAACCATCATCAGGAACATCATCAAAGGTAAAAGGAATTTGGTTTATGAAATACATGAGGACTATTTGTTTGCCCCCATTATACCAACAATAACTGGTATCTATTCTGTACTTCATGGGTTTCTTTCATACCCTAAGGATATTTAGGGTAGTGCGAGTAGGGAGACTTGAACTCCCACGGGCACAATGCCCAACAGATTTTAAGTCTGGTGTGTCTACCGATTCCACCATACTCGCAAGGTGGGCAGGGAGGGATTTGAACCCCCGTAGGCAGAGCCAGCGGATTTACAGTCCGCCTCCATTAACCACTCGGACACCTACCCAATAAAACCTTACTCAGGTTTATAAGTTGGAGGATGAAAAGCACAATATTCATTAAATGTGATTTTCATCTCCTTCCATGATAGATTGCAGTTTTCTGCTGCTTTGGGAACATTCCATTTGGCAGTAAACAGCATTTCCATCGATTGTCGTGTTTCTGGTCTCATAAGTTTTTGAAAACCCTACAGGTTAAAAAATTTGCCGGGAAATTTGTCGCCCCAAAATGGAATTAAAGGTCGATTTTGGTTCAGAGGGGGTTGGCATACGCCAGAGTATCCTCATCAACTGTGGCACGAACAAAATCAAGAACACTCATAAACTGTTCCATTGTTTCGCAGGTAACTTCTTTGGTAGAACCCTCATTAGAATACATGTAAATGCTACGCTTCATAGGATCTACGACGCAACGGGTCAGATACTCATCTTGCATTGGGTTGTCCCCTTGATTACCCACATAGTATAGGATGGTCAGGTGCCCTTGTCAAGCGTTTCTTTCACGAATTTCTTGATGAGATCTTTCATATATCCATCTTCAAAATTGAATGAGTATCCTGCGTTACCACCAGGATAATCTTCATGAGACTCTCCTTCATACTCTACAATTAGGTCATCATCAAGACGACGAGCAACAATATAATAGTCTCCCTTGATAGGTCCACCAGCATTATTCCTAACAATAATCTGTTTTCCCCACTTAATTTCCTTCACAAAAAGTTCTTGCCAAGTTCCAATTGGTGTCAAACTGATTGACATATCCTCTTTGTTTACAAGACCATCCCAGAAAGATGGAAGATTGATAACTCCATCTCCAGGAATCTTCCCTCTACAGTAAACAGCAATTTCGGGACCTTCAATACAAACATGGCGAAGTCTCCATCCCTTCTTGTTGGGATGAGGCATATCAAATGGAAGATTCTTTTTGTTGGAAAGAATGTGTCCTCCACCATTAGATTTCACATCCCCACTAACATTCACTTCACCTGTAACTTTTATGTCACCAGCACCATTGACTTCTGTGTTTACACGCAAACTATCGATTTGTGCTGTTCCATGATATCTTGGAGGACATGCATCATCTGGATACTCATTCTCATCCATATCACCTTTCCAAATCCAATCATAGGATGTGGATTTAATTCCCCATCCACCTGATTTTTCTGAACAGTCCTTACCACCTGAACTTGGTACAAATTCTCCTGCCATAATTAACCTCTCTTGTCGTAATGGTATCCAGAAACTGAATATTCGTCGTTATTTCCTGGATAGTCTGCTGGGGTTTTACCCTCGTATTCTGGAATCAATCTCTCGCCATCAGCACGAGTTGCATAAATGTGAAAGAAGCAATCAATAGGCATTCCACCATTTGATTGTAAATAGATTTTTTCTTCATCAATTCTCTTCACAATAACATTCTGATGAGAACCAATTGGAGTAAGATTAACTGTAATTGTAGTCCAATCGACTAGTTTTTTCCAGTAGTTTGGAAGAATAATTTCTTTCTTATTCGTTACTCTTCCACGAAAATAGACATCATTAGATGGTCCTTCTGGACACGTATGGCGAAGTCTATATCCTGGTCTAGTTGGGTGCGGAATATCAAAATTTTTCTTTGCTGCAAGGATATGTCCAGTACAATTTGAAATTATATTTCCCTGTACCTTTAGATTACCTCCAATGATTACATCCTTTGCGGTTTCAACATTATCCATAAAACCTGCGGCGCCACTCACAGAAAGAGAAAATGGATTACTAGGTGTACCATAACAAAAACCACCAGGAATTAGTGGCGTTGTTACATCTGGATCACTATTGGTTAAAGGTGCAATATTAACTGTGGCATATGTAGTTGGAAATGTTGTTGGGGAACCAAAAACAATTGGACCTTCAGCATACATAGATCCATTAATTTTTTCATCTCCTTCTTTGATAGCAGGAACAACACCGGTACCAATTTTTATTTGACCACCAACGTTTACGTCATCAAAATGATATGACATTTTTTACTCCTTAGTTTACTTCGTTGCACTTTTGTTGGTATTTTTGTCCACCAACTTTAGAGTCTTTCTTTGAACATGCATCAGTTACACCACGAATCATAGAACCATAAATTTTTAAAGCACTATTTGCACAGATTTCTCCAGTGCCTGGTGATACAATTTTATATAAATTTTTTGCATTGACAAGAAATTGTTTACTATTTAAAGAAATATTTTCAGTAGCAGTTACTTGAACATTTCCTTGATTAGTACCAGTTCCCCTGGCAACAAGTTCAATATCATCTGCCTCCATTCTGATTTTGCCATTTTTGGCAACGATTAATATATTACCATTTTTTGCATTTATCATCAAGCTGTCTTGTGCAGCATCGTTAGCACTTCCACATTCAATCTGAAAGTTTCCAGGAGAAGTTGATGTTGTCCACCCCTTTCTTGGACCATCCTCATCCATAGAAAAAGAATGCTCGCCATCACATCCCTGTAATAAAACAGAAGAAGTTACATCACCTTTTTTATGAATGTGTCCAAAATTTATTGAACCATGATTATTTCCAAATCTTTGTCCAGTATAATTTTGTTTAGCAGTATCTGTTGGATTAGTTCCTGCGTCAGCCTTGGGTATTCTATCAAGAGATTTTGAACTATTGGCAGAAATTGACATGTAGTGCTTTCAGTGTAATAACTATTTAACGATACTAGATGAGATTCTCTGGAGTGCCTGGAATATTGAGTCGAGGATTGTTGCTCTGAACATTTGTACCCTGTCTGAGAATCGCAGATGGTCTTGTGGTAACTTCACCATCAATGCTTTCTTGCAGAGTGTCATAGACCTGAACAAGGGTTCCTGGTGTCTCATAGAATCCAGCATAACGAATTCCATCTTTGTAGAATACTGCACCATAGTATGGTCTTCCATCAACATATCCAGTCTGCTGAAGACCAACCAGATCAACAACTTGAATTAGTTTATCTTCATCGACAACAATTGGATCACGAACAACTTCAAACTGTGGTCTGAATGATGCATTAACACCTGTGTCAGATACCATTCTAATGTCTGGGTATCTGGTAAATCCAAGTCCAGGATCGTCAACATTAACCTTTGTGATTCTGCCAAAAGAAGAACATTCATAACTTAAAGATGCACCATTACTTGGAGTGATTTGTATCTGATCAACTCCACAATTGTAGTTGATTCCAGGATTTTCAACTTCAATACTCTTAAGTCTAAGTGCTACAGGATATCCATCACCAAGAGGTCTCTTAAATCCATTGCCAGGATCATCGACAATAACTTCACAGACAACTCCTTGTCCTCTAATTGTCTTTGGACATGGTGGAGGAATTAATATAGCAGAAATTCCCATTGGATTTTCTTCCCAAGATTTACTAATTCCAGATTCAACCTCTACTTTTGTTGTAATCTTTGCTGCAGCAACTGTAGGATTAGTTGAGAATGTATCATCAGGTCTTATGAAAACATTTGTTAACTCAAGTTCAACTGTTTTCTTTCCTGCAGTAGCAGTGAAGTTATATGTAGCAACGCCTTCAAAAACTCTTGCTTCACCCACCTCAGCACCATCAACTCTAATTTTTAAAACATCATCTGCTTCTGCTTCAAGTTGATATTGTCCAGTGACAGGAAAATCAACATTTTTCCAAACCATTGTCCAAGTCTTACCCATAATTTCACTTGGATCAACAAAAGAAGGAGTAATAAATGGACCTAAAGTTCCAGATGCATATGAGGTAATTACTGGACCTTCATATGTCACACCATCTCTTGAAGTTCCACCAACATTTTGAACTACAGTAGTTTCAGTTGTGACAGTTCTGGTCCAAACTTTTATACCAAACCTATCCCCTGATCCAGGATGATAAGATCCTAAAGTTAATCTTGTATTTGAATCCCATTCAATATAATTTGTGTATGGATCTGTGTCATTCCAATCTCCCCCAGATCTTACTTGTTTTCCTAAGTAATAAGTTCCTTCATCATACCTATGGAATGATGCATCATCTGGTATCGTTACTGTTCCAGAACTGCGACCAGTACCAGATACAGGAGGAACAAAAGCATCATTTGATGCAACCCATTCCTCTTTAGACTCTTCAGTTATTGTTGGTGGTGGTGATATCCAATCAGCAGTGTTAAAGATTTTTTGATCAATTGTAGTTACAGTTTCTGTTATTCCATTTTCAACTTCAACTTCAATTGTATGCATACCCTTAGTCAAAAATATTTTTTTAACCTCAGGATCATTTTCTCTCCAGTTGAAAAGTGTTCCTCCCTCAATATCTTCGATTCCACTTCTTTGCTCAACTCCACTACCACCTTTACTGTTTTCTAGGTATGTGGGTATATAATTTGCTTGTATCTGTGGAATACCATCGATTAGTATTCTACCTGCATTATCTACAGTTCCTTTTAGTCCATAAAAACCATCATAAGGAAGTTCAACGTTCCAAGTATTTTTATAAACAACTCCACCACTGTCAGTTCCTTCTTGTCCAAGTGGAGGAACTGGAGAAATGGCATAGCGATCCATAAAATCGCTCCACCTGTTAAGAGTATCAACAACTGGCCACCAAGATGTTCCTGCTGATGGAAATCTAGTTGTCCATATTGGATTATTAGGACATCTTCCCTCTTGCTGAGGAATAGGTTCTACTGGAATTGGTGGAAGAGGTGCATCAATTGTTAATGCAATACCCATAGGGTTCTCGTTCCAGGATCTTGGAGCGACTATTTCATTTTCAGTATATGAAACATTAACATTAATTGCCAGTGCCATTGGATTGCCACCAGCAAGTGGTTTTCCACTGATCTGTTTTAGTTGTGCATTTAAATTATAGTTTCCTGCAGTGAAAAACTTTGTATATGATGAAGTGCCAGTGCTTCTACCTGGAGAAGAAAATCCTTTTTTTGATATATCTATTCTTTCAGATCCTTTGGTAAATGTAATGTCAACTTCATCATCAACTGCAACTTCAATGACATAATTTCCATCTACAGGAAAATTAATATTACTCCAGTTGATAGAATGAGTTCCTTCAAAACTATCTGTTGATGCTTCTGCAGAATTGGGATCAAATGGAGTCACTCCATATTGATGAATAAAGTCTCCACTTTTCCCAACAGTTGGAAAAGTTCTAAACAAACTTCTATCTGCATTGTTGATATAATCAACTGTATTAAAAACTTTTTTAGTTTGAAGATCAGAGGTCTGTGTTGATGTTGTCGATGTCTCTACAACCTTCTCATAGATGTGTCCGTTCTTAAGGTCTAAACGAATTCTATGAACACCTGACTCTATTGTTTTCTTAACAACAAGAGGTGCATCAGCAAAAGATGTAAGAGTTCCTAACTTAACATTATCAAGATAGAGTTCTCTAATTTCACCATCACCAGCTCCCCTGAATACATATTCACCATCATAGGGGAAATCTTCTTCCCATTCAAAGGAGTAAAAAATTGCACCAAAATCACTACCCTTCACATTCGATGGTGGTTCTGGAGATATTGCATAGGAGTTCATAAAATCACTCCAAGCAGTGTAGTCAGGCCAGTTTTCATTCTCTCTGACAATGGCAACATGCTCCTCATCAGTTACATCGAACTTTGATCTCTTAGTTCCTTGAGATGATGTTACACTTAATGGAGCAAATTTTCTAGTATCCCACCAGGGATCAGTAAGTTGACTTAAAAATTGTTGATAATCTTCAATCTCTTTACGAATAGGATCTTTTGAGAGGTTAATATAAGTGTCTGGATTCCATGGTCCAATATCATTACCATTTGGATCATATCTTCTTCCAAATCCAACATCGTCATCATCACATATAATATACTCCTCAAAGTCTGATTCACTATCAAAGAATTGAGTGGTTTCATCAATTTCACAAAGAACAGATCTAAGAACAGCACCTGCTCCTATATCCTCATCATCTATTACTCGAACAATAGGTGGATACTGATATCCAAATCCACCTGATTCTAAATCAATTGCAAGTACTGCACCATCATCACCAATAACAGGATTTCCTTTTACTCCTACTCCACCTCCACCATAAAACTCAACTCTAGTCTCATAATTTTTTGGACTGGTCCCACTCTGAGCATCTTTTTCAGACAAACCAGTGATTGATTCACAAGTTCCTTGAGCAGAAGAATCTTGTGGAGTTAAGTCATCAACAGTTAGTTGATTTACCTCATTGATATTTAAATATTTGACACCATCTCTATTGTTAAGAATAAAAGTTGTACCTGGATTCTTTTGTGCATGACGATTTGCATCACAAATACTGAGGTTATTAATAAAACCTCTATCAGTTGAGATGTATCCAACTCTTATGTTATCTTTCGACGTTTCTTGAAAGATATTAAACTTAATTTCTCCAGGATTTGACGGCATTTATTTTATCAATACCCTATCTTCATAAGCATATTTATCAACCATCATAGCGAGGATCATATGAACCTCTTGCATTAACATCACGTTGATCTTTACTTGGTTCTGCATAAGGAACTTTTGCTGCTGGAGCAGCAGTTGTTGGTTGAACAGAAGAATCAGCAACAGACTTAGCACTTGGAAGTTGTGTATCTGGTTGTCCAGAACCTCCTACTGCCAACTGATAATAATCAGAAACAGATTTGGTTGGAGTTAATTGGCATCCAAAAACATTCAGTGAAATGTTTGTAAAACTCAAAGCAGAAGTTATATCACCACTAATTGATCCCAGTTGGTTTGTAATATCTGCAAGAGAATCACTTACTCCTGCAACTTGATCATCAATATCACTTAGGAAAGTATTAATATTGTCAAATATTGTTTGATTAAAATCATTAATTTCAGTTGAACTTGAAGAAATAACTTGACCTGCTAAGTCTTCAGCATAACAAATTGGAACTTGTGGGTTCGTTCTTTGATCTTCTGGAAGATCAGCATTTTCTTGTGCAATTTGTTCTAGTTCATCAATGTTGAAAGTATCCTGTAAAAGTCCTTCTATCATGCTGCACAAACCATCAATAAGATTATTGTAAAGACACAAAATAAGTTCAGTAGTTTGCTCCTTTATATCAGCAAGCATATATCTTGTACTTGATGGTGTACCTGCAACAGCAGCTGCCATCTCTTTATTCAAAACCTTAAGAGTATATTCCATCATCTGGTCAAAAAGTATTTTTAGATACTTGGCAATTTGACAAGCAACGTTATGTATTAATGTATCAATATCACTGATTGTGCTACTAACTGCATCAACATAACTTGAAAACGTACTCAAATATTTGTCTATCTTTTTGGTAAGATTATCAATCTCTATTTGTACTGCCTTTAGTGCAGAATTAACAACTTCATCAGGATCTGGTTTCAGTAAAGGAATTTTTTCATCATACTTTTCCTGTCGCTTTACATCCCCAGCAGAAGTTTCATGAACTGCATCTGGGTTTTCTTTTGTTGCTCCAGGTTGTGTTGGAGAATTGGTACTACTTGCTTGTTGACAACGATTTTTTATACCGTCAGCAACTCTCTGTTGAACAAGAGCTTCTGTTTCTTCTCTTGATAATCCTTGATCTGCTGCTTCTGCTCTTGCACTCTGAGCATCGGCAAGTTGCTGAGACGTTAAAGGAAGATCTGATCTAAGTCCATAGGAGTTTACTTGCGTTCCCTCTGGAGCAGCAGCACACTCTTTTGATTGTTCTTCAGATTTTGGTTTTGTTACTACAAGACCATCATCAGGTGCTTTTTCTTTTGCAGATCCAGTCTTTGGAGTTTTACCTTCAGCATAACCACTTGTTGCTGCAAAGTTAGAATCGTTATTTCCAATACTTGTTTTCAGAGAAGTCTGAGCATTATTGCCCAAAATTCCCATGATGACAGGAACCTGTTGGTCTTGCCCATCAAGGAAAAAACCAAAGACAAAATTTCCTTGTCTTAATGCAGGTGTTTGACTTGCACCGGATTGTCCACCACCAGCAGTGATGGGGTACATAACGTTCGCCCAAGGAAGTTGATCAGAAGGGATCGTTTCTTCCTCTTTATCATGGATACCCATGATGCGAACTTTATATCTTCTACCCCATCCAGGAATAGAATCTTTACTTTCAAATTTTCCAGGAAGAATATTATCTCTCCATCCAGAATCGTCAGCGATCTGACCGATCCACCATTGGAAATTATTTCCTAAGAAACCAGAATTAAATAAAGATCCTCCTTCCATCAGTCGTCATACACTCTACATTCTAATGCATCTGGATTGTTATCGCAATAAAGTTCAAGTGGAGTAGGATCGTGATGATCTTCTGGATGTTTTTCTTTATATACTTGCAATGCTTGTAATTCTTCTTGCGTGTGACGACGCATTTGTGGAGAAATCGTAGAGTCGTCTAAGATTTCTTTGTCTTTTTGAATGTGCTTTTCTATGCTTTCCATGTTTTCTTAAGTAATTAATTAATTTCTTCTCTCTGCAGAAGATTGAACTCCTGGTGCCTTAATTGGTTTCGCAGGTGTACCTGACTGAGACGTAGACGATGGAGAAGTTGATGCTTTTCCAGTTCTTCCAAAAGAATCTCTTACTAAAACAAGATTAGTATAAGTTTCTTTACGAGTAATGTAATGACATAAAGCTGCTATAATATATAGACCTCCTATCTGACGATCAACTTCATCATTTTTTACATCTCTTTGTGGTGAAGGTGCATCAAAGAATACAGCATCACCAGCATGTAAGGAAAAGTCTCCAGGAATTGTAACTTTAATTTTAGATAGGAACATCTGATTATATCGCATAATCGCCTGATTGCAAATATCAGATACCTTAAAGTTCTCTTCCTTTGACTTCTCGATCTGTTGCTCTGTAGATCCAGATGGCATCGTTCCAATATCTTTTATTTGATATGTTGTTCTTGTGTAATTTTTATTAAAACCTTCTTGTTTTAATTCTGGGTTTCCTTTAGGAAGTGCTGCTCCTCCAAGAGAATATGATCCTTCAAATGCTTCAGCAGAAAAAGTTGCAACATCGTATTGACAATTAAAAGGATTAAAACTTATAAGACGAGTGGCATATGCACCCATCTCTTCTTTTTCAGTAACATTATTCCTGTTTTCTTTCTGCATTGACAGTGCTTTTATATCATACCCTTCAGGAATATTTGCACCTCTGGAGTCAGGAGTTTCGTTGTAGATAATTGATTTTTTCTTTTCTTGATTGAATAAACTATCAATGGATTTATACTTAAATCCTTCTGAAGTTTCATAGAAAAAATATCCTGCAGTCTTTCCTTTTGCATCTTGAGTTTTAGGAACAGACTGTTGAGATAACCAATTAATAAGATAAATTGGTTTTCTATTTCCACCAAAACAATTTCTTGGTTCTGAAGTTTCTTCAATATCAATATCTTTTTCTGTTGCCAAAGAATCTGTCAATAATTCTGTAACAGTATCTGATGGTTGCCCATCATATCTTTTTGAAACTCTTACCTTATTGTTTACAATAAATTCTTGCGAAACTAAATCAAGAACTAAAAGACTTTTTGTTGTTTCGTCTCCTACTTTTTTATTATCATTAACAAAAAATTTTAAATCTAGAGATACATCGTTGTTATCTTTTATTTTTATTTCTACTTTCTCTTCATTTTCAAGTGGCAATCCTTCAGATACACTTTTGCCATCAATAGAGTCACCAGCATCAGCAAAAGTAACTGATGCCATTAAAGTGTCTTGCAAAAGACTTTCATAATACGTTAGGTTAATAATACCTCCAAGAAGTGACACACTTTGTCCTGTACTATTTGATGTAATGTTACATTCATCAATAGAAGCAGGAGTAGATTGTGCTGTAGTAACTTTATTTTCTGCCATTTGATATTACCTCATACCACTATTTAACGCATGTAAAGAACATCTTTAAAGAGATTAGATGCTTTAGAAACTAAAGTAGACACATAATTTTTTGGAGAATCATATTGATTATTTGTTTGTACTGGAACAGGTTGAGGAACAGGAACAGGAATAACTTCTGGCATATCATAGGATGCATATTGTCTCAATGCATCTATTGCCTTTGGTCCTTTGGCACTATTAATAGCACTCAATAGTCCAGGAAATTCTTTTTCAATTGCGGCAGTTGAGTCTGCATCCATAACAAACTCTCTACCTTTCTCACCAAGGATTGCTCTGTGTGCCATTGCTTTGGTAAATCCACCAAGCATATATGCAGTGTCACCATGACCAGTCATTGCCACCCACTTATTAGATGCATCATAGATATCAGCACTCTTTCCATATCCACCATATAACTTACCAATATTCATCTTACCACCAAAGTCTGGAAGAAGAATCTCAGCACCTTCAGCAGATTTACCAAATCTTCCTTTAGGATCATCTGCTTTAGGAATATAATAATCAAATGGTAAGAATCCTTCTGCTCTCATGAATGATGAATGACTATGAGCATAAAAGGCACCTTCCATCAATGATTTCTTTTGATCTGGGTCTGCATTATGATCGTACTTTCTTCCAGCAACTGATCCACCAGACATTTCAATTACTCTTCCTCTACTTGCATATTCTTGAGAAAGTTTGTCCATTGCAGAAATAATGCCACCCATCCCCAGACTCTTGTGAAATTTAGTATCTACGTGATACTCTGCACTACCACCAATTCTACTGCTTGGACCAGTTCTCAATCCCTTACCAGTCACGCCAGTGGCAGTTACACCACTACCAGGACCCATGCCTTCTCTTGTTCCCATCTCATCAGATCCTTTTGGAAGACTGACCATTGGTTGAGATGGATCTCCTTTACCAGTTAAGATTTTAACTATACTAGAAAGATCTGGGAGTTTTTTGGTTGTGTTATTAAGTGTTTGTATAACTCCACCAAGACCAAGACCATCAAGCAAACCCTCTTCTGCATCTCTAATCTGAGGGAACATATCCCTTGCAAACATAAATGCATCAAGCGCCATAGAAACAGGAGCACCTGCACCACTGAAGTCTAATATTGCAGAGATGAATTCGATCAGAGCACCTAAACTATCTCCTTGAGCAAGTCTGTCATATGCAAATAGTAAATTAAATACTCCACCAACAACTGGAAGTGCTTTTGCACCCAACTTAGATGCCATTTTTGGAGCATCACCAAGGGTATTCATTCCAATCTTTTTCAATAAAGAATTAAGACCAGGAATACTTGCAATCTTTTGTAGAATCTTATCCTTTATTTTGAGAAGTGGTTTTGTTAAAGGTTCTATAAGTTTTTTAATTGGAGATATGACACCATTTACTAATCTTTTCTTAGCAGCATCTCCAAGAGTTTTTACACTGCCAACAACAGCAGATTCGGCCGCTTTATATTTGGATGCTATTGATTTACCAATGTTACCAAAGAATCCAGATACTGCTCCAAATCCTTTTTGGAATATATTAGGTCTAACTTTTCCTTTGAATCGTGCCTTTGTTGCTCTAGCACCAAACCTTCTTTGATATCTTTTTCTTGCTGCTTTCGTTGTTGGTTTTCTTGGTCTTGCTTTTGCCTTTGGTTCTACTTTTGGTGCTTTAGGACGTAATGCCATTGCACCCATCGCAGCAATCAATGACAAATTCAACATTGTGTTGACGTTTGCCATCAAACTGTCAAAATTCTTTAAAGCTTGATCGCCAAGTTTATCACCAATAAATCCTCTTGCAGAATCATAAACTTTATATCCCCAGTCTACAAATGTAACCAGACCATTAAGTAACTTTCCACCCCATTCCAAAACAAAGTCTGCAATAGGTCCAACAAAAGATATGAACCTTGTAATTTGTGGAGCAAAATCAACTAAACGAGTAACAATAAATCCAAAAACAATATTCTTAATAAAGTTCTTAATGCGATCAAAGAAACTGATCTTTGGCATTTTAAGACCAGGTTTTTTCTTTGTATCTTTAGTGTCTTTTGCTTCTAGTTGTTCTTCTTTCTTTGTGCGTTTTTCAGAAGCTTCTTGTTTCTTCTTTTCGTCAATTATTTTTTTGGATTTAACAACAGATCCTTTCAATAACTTATCAATTTCAATAACTTTACTTTTGATATCTTCTATTTTTTCTTGAGTATTATTTTTTGCAAAAGATGGAATTGAACTTACCTGTAATTTAGTTGTCTTTGCAACAACTAAATTGCTTCTACTCTGTGGAAGTAATTTTTGAGTATTGACTGCCATAGTTCTATACCGTTATTCCAAGAGTTCTGACTTTTCTATCAGAAGTCATTGCCATAGCATCAAGATTAGGAATATCTGTTCTTGGTTGTTGTCCTTGTCCTTGTGATTGCTGTGCTGTTGTTTGTTGTTGCATTTGCTGATATGCAGCAGTTGATGATGGTCTTGATGATTTAGAAATGGATGAGGTTTTAATACCTAATCCTTTTCTTATTGCCATGTAATCAAACTTGGCAACATCAGATAAAGTAACTGTTGGTTGACTTGCACCACCAGATCCTCCACCTACACCACCGCCGCCACTTCCACCACCAGCACCACCACCAGCAGAAGATATTGTTGTGGATGCAGAATATGAATTTGGATCAAGACCTTTTAAGTTATTGTTGTATACTTTTGCTAGATCATCATATCTCTTAACTGGTTGTCCATAACGACTTGCGCCATTCATCATTGGAAGTGATGCCCACACTGGAGCAATCTTAGCAATCTGTGATCTACTAATAGGTGCGTCAATTTCTGCCTTTGACATTCCTGCCTGACCCATCATGTATCCAGCAATTGCCATCTTGTCCTGGTTCTCTGGAGTGAACTTATCTGTTGCAGGATTCAAACCAGCTCTTGCAGCAAATGCTTCTGGTTTCATCATTTGATATGCACCAACTGCAGCAGAAGTATAACTTCCATAAGTTGCTTCTCCACTTGCAAGTCTTCTCTTCTGTTCAGCAACAACTTCACTGATAGTCATTTTGGTAAGATCCATATCGGTTCTTCCACCAAACCAAGTGTTATATCCACCAGGTTTTAATGTTCCCTCTGCCCATCTAATAGTATTGAGGAGTGCTTTTGCATTTTTGGAAATACCACCCTTAGTAGTTCCTCCCTTGTCATCAGCACTCTTCTTAGCAGTAGATCCACCACTGAATAAATTTCGTACCCAACTTAGAGGTCCTCTTTGATCTTTTGTTTTATCTTCATCACCACCAGGAACTTCACCACCACCTTTGAATCCCAACAATCCTCCTCCAGAGAAGGATGGAATATTTGTACCACCACCCATTGCATTCATTGATGCTAAAGTATCTGCGCCAAATTTATTAACAGCACCTTTACTCATCACAAACTCTCCAGGAGTAAGCATTGCAGGAACAGTATCCTTATTACCTGATC